TATGTTAAAAAATACAAAGATGTAAGTAATTTTCCGATATACGGTAATTTAAACTACGGATATCAGTTCATAAGTAAACTGTTTCCCGAAGACATAAGATTCGATATTACGGAAATGAAGATCGTAACTATCGATATTGAAACGTCAACTGAATACGGTTTCCCGGATCCACGGCACGCTCAGGAAGAGGTCTTGCTTATTACTATGCAGGATTTCAACACCAAGAGAATAGTCTCGTTTGGGTGCGGTCCTTATCTAAGCAAGAAAGACAACGCAGAATATATTCAATGCACCGATGAATTTGACCTTTTGAGGAAATTCATCAACGAACTTAAAGTTGATTATCCCGATATTATCACTGGTTGGAATTGTCAACTGTTCGACATAGCATATTTATCTACTCGGATCTCACGCGTTCTGGGAGATAGAGCACTAGAAGAGTGCTCACCATGGGGTAAAATCACTAATCGAGAAGTACCTTTTGCGCGTGGTAGAACTCAGCTAGCTTATGATTGGGTAGGTATTTCGATCCTAGATTACATGGATCTCTACAAGAAGTTCTCATATAAAGTAGTAGAGAACTATAAGTTAGATACGGTAGCTAAAGAAGAGCTGAATAAAGAGAAGATCAAACATAAGTATGTATCGTTTAAAGAGTTCTATACTAAAGACTGGGAATTATTTGTAGATTATAACATTGTTGACGTTGAACTAGTAGATGAACTAGAAGATAAGATGCAGCTTATCAATCTCATCTTAACTATGGCGTACGATGCTAAATGTAACTTCACTGATATCTATTCTTCGGTAAGAACCTGGGATTGTATTCTTTGGAATAAGCTAATCAAAGAAAATATTATTCCTCATAACCCACCTCCTGTAGACCCTGCATTAGATAGACAGATACTTGGTGCGTTTGTTAAAGAACCTGAACCTGGTAAGTATGATTGGGTGGTATCGTTCGATGCTACTTCACTTTACCCGTCTATTATTATGACGTGGAACATGTCACCAGAAACTTTAATTGATGGTCAGAAGTTTTTAGCTGACGACGAAAAGTCTATTGAACGGTTACTCAAGCGTGATGTGAATACTAAAAATATTCACGATGATGATGTGACTATGACTGCTAATGGTCAGTGTTTTAGAAAAGATGTGAAGGGTATATTTCCTCAGTTAATTGAATTTTACTTTGGTGAGAGACAGAAAGCTAAAAAGTTAATGCTAGATGCTCAAACCAAATACGAAGAGACTAAAGATAAAAAATACTTGAAGGAAATTTCAAGTTTAAACTCAAAGCAAATGGCAGCGAAGATTCTTATGAACTCGCTATACGGTGCAATGGGTAATATATATTTTAGGTATTACGATATTCGCGTGGCCGAAGGTATTACCATGACTGGTCAGTTTATCATTCGATCGGTAGCTAAACGAATGAATGAATTTATTAATAAGGAGTGTAAAACAAATGACGTCGATTATTCTTTTTATTCTGATACTGATTCTACCTATATTACCCTTGGTAGGCTTGCGCAGACTAAGTTCGCAGATGGATCAAAATCCGAAGTTGTGGGACAAATTGACAACTATTGCAAACAGTTCATCGAACCTGTCATCGATGAAGCCTGCGACGATCTCTCAGAGTACCTCAACACATACCAGAAGAAGATTAAGTTCAAACGAGAAGTAATTGCCGATCGCGGTATCTGGATTGCTAAGAAAAGATACGCACTTAATGTGTATAATGCAGAAGGTGTATCATACGATCCTCCTAAACTAAAAGTATTAGGTATGGAGATTGTTAGGTCTTCTACTCCAGCACCAGTACGTAAAGCACTCAAAGAAGCCGTTCATATTACTCTTACTCAAGACGAAGAATCCATCAAAAAGTTTGTAGCCGGGCTAGAGAAGGAATGGAACAAGCTAGAACCAGAAGACATCGCATTCCCTAGAGGTATTAATGGTGTAAAAGAGTATAGTGACGCTAACTCTATCTTTAAAAAAGGTACACCTATTCACGTTAGAGGTGCGTTAATATATAACCATTTACTAGCGTCAAAAAACTTAGAGAAAAAGTATCAAAGAATTCAAGAGGGTGATAAAATTAAATTTTTATACTTACGTGAACCTAATCCTCTTGGCACTCATGTAATTACATTCTTAGAGGGGTTACCTCTTGAGTTTAGATTACGTGATTATGTAGATTATGAGACTATGTTTGAAAAGTCGTTTCTAGAGCCACTTAATTCTTTACTAGGATGCATTGGGTGGCAATTAAAAGAACAAGCATCATTAGAAGGATTATTCGGATGAAAAAATTATTACTTTTACTAGCATTATTTCCTTTAGTAACATCAGTAGCAGCAAAAGACAAGGCAGGTGTATTATACGAAGTAACTATTACTCGTGTTAAGGACGGTGACACAGTAGCATTTAAAGCAGATTGGTTGCCTGACCCGCTACCAAAAGAATTAGCCGTTAGAGTCTTTGGAGTAGATACTCCAGAAAAAGGTCATAGAGCACAATGTCCGTCTGAAGATGCTCGTGGACAAGCAGCTACTAAGTTTACTACTAATGCTGTGGCTAAATCAACTAAGCGTCAAGTACTTTTAATGGGTTGGGATAAGTTTGGTGGTCGAGTATTAGGTGATATAATTTTAGATGGTCAAAGCTTACGTCAAATGCTGATTCAAAATGGTTATGCAAGAGAGTACTACGGTGAAGCAAAACAAAGTTGGTGTAATTGATTTACTTCTTCTTATAGATTATAATACATTATGTTAAGGAGAGAATATGTCGTTATTAGATAAATTGAAAAAGAATAGTACCATAAAAGAAACTGAAGTACTAGCTAACTCCAAGTTTTTTAACTCTAAAGACCTTATTCAAACCCCGGTACCTATGATTAACGTAGCTCTATCGGGTCGTTTGGATGGAGGTCTCTGTCCTGGTCTTACTGTGTTTGCTGGACCATCGAAGCACTTTAAGACTGCTTTTGCTCTATTACTAGCTAAGTCTTATCTTGACAAGTATAGTGATGCAGCTGTTTTATTTTATGATTCTGAGTTCGGCTCTCCACAGTCTTACTTTACTTCCTTCGGTATTCCTACAGATAGAGTTATTCATACCCCGATTACAGATATTGAGCAACTTAAACATGATTCTATGGCTCAGTTATCTAATATTGAACGGGGCGATCATCTCATCATTATTATTGACTCTGTAGGTAATCTTGCTTCACGTAAAGAAGTAGAAGATGCTATTGATGGTAAGTCAGTAGCTGATATGTCTAGAGCTAAACAGCTTAAGTCATTATTCCGAATGGTAACACCTCATCTAACTCTAAAAGATATACCTATGGTAGTGGTTAATCATACGTATAAAGAGATTGGAATGTTCCCTAAAGATATTGTAGCAGGTGGTACAGGGTCTTACTATTCAGCTGATAATATTTACATTATCGGTCGTCAGCAAGAAAAAGATGGTTCTGATATAGTAGGGTATAACTTTATTATTAATGTGGAGAAGTCTAGACATGTTCGAGAAAAATCGAAAATCCCTATCGAGGTCTCTTTTGAAGGTGGCATCAGTAAATGGTCAGGGCTCCTTGACGTGGCCCTTAACGGGGGATTTGTTACCAAGCCGTCTAATGGATGGTATTCACGAGCAGGTGAAGAGCAGAAGTTTAGAGCCAAAGATACTTACTCGAAAGACTTCTGGTTACCTATTCTAGCATCTAAGCAGTTCCAAGAATATATTCAAAAGACGTATCAAATATCAGCCACTGATATGATGTCTTCTAGTTTATCGGATGAAGATTTTGAAGAGGAGTTTGCTAATGCTGAGGAATGACCTTTATAACCCCTGGTTCGAAGGTAATACTAACTGGGGTGTAGAAATTATCTCTGGTGAGTTTAAAGATGTAGTGATACAAATCGAGAAGATGGAATTTACTGATGCGCCTGATAGGGTAGAATTAGTTTATCATGTTATCAGTAAACCAGACATACTGGAAGAGGAGTTATCCAAGAACCCGGTATTTGAATCGGTTATGGAATTAATTGTTAACGATGTCTTAAATGAAGCTATAGAAATTCTCCAAAATGAACAGAATAGAAATAACCATACTTAAAAATCTAGTTCATAATGAAGATTATATGCGTAAAGTTCTTCCGTTTATTTCGGAAGAGTACTTTACAGACTATAGCGATAAAACAGTCTATAATCTAATAGATTCGTTTATTACCAAGTACAATAAACCGCCTACGATCGAAGCATTAGAGATTTCTCTACAAAATTCTAACCTAGCTGAAGGTAATTACAAAGAAGCTAACGACATACTTAAGTCATTAGTAGCTTATGAGGAAGCCAATCCTGAGTGGCTAGTAAATGAGACAGAAAAGTTTTGTAAAGACAAAGCTATCTATAATGCTATTCTTAAATCGATCGACATCCTAGAAGAGAAGGATAAAAAGCATTCTAAAGACGGTATTCCATCTTTATTACAAGATGCTTTAGCTGTATGTTTTGATTCTTCTGTAGGTCACGACTATTTTGAGAATGCTAGTGATCGATACGACTTTTACCATCGAGTAGAAAGTCGTATACCTTTTGATTTGGATCTATTTAATAAGATCACCCAAGGTGGTTTACCTAACAAGACGTTAAATATTGCTCTTGCTGGTACCGGGGTAGGTAAATCGTTATTCATGTGCCATGTAGCTGCTAGTACTCTTGCACAAGGCAGGAATGTACTATATATTACCCTGGAAATGGCAGAAGAACGAATTGCAGAGAGAATTGATGCTAATTTACTTAACGTAGAGATCGATCAGTTAAAAAACCTACCGAAGAATATGTTTGAGAGTCGAATGACTAAAGTGTCAGATAAGACTCATGGTAAATTAATTATTAAAGAGTACCCGACTGCTTCAGCTCACGTCAGTCACTTTAAAGCATTACTAAATGAACTAGCTTTAAAGAGATCTTTTAAACCTGATATTATTTTTATTGACTATCTTAACATCTGTGCATCATCCAGATTCAAACCAGGTGGAAGTGTCAATTCATATACATATGTTAAAGCCATAGCTGAAGAGTTGCGTGGTCTTGCTGTAGAATTTAATCTACCTATCGTATCAGCTACACAAACTACACGTTCAGGTTATTCGAACACAGATGTAGAGCTGACAGATACATCCGAATCTTTCGGTCTACCAGCAACAGCAGACTTTATGTTTGCACTTATTAGTACAGAAGAGCTCGAACAGCTAAATCAGTTAATGGTTAAGCAGCTAAAAAATAGGTATAACGATCCTACCTTTCATAAGCGGTTTATGATTGGTGTAGATAGGACAAAAATGAGGTTGTATGATTTGGAAAATTCGGCTCAAGCTGATATAGCTGATTCTGGGAATTCTGATGAAGATGTAAAAAATGACGATTTTTCGTTAAACAAGATATTTAAGCAAAAAGACTTTTCTGGCATAAAAATTTAATCAGGAGGCCTTGTGTTCCTGGCAAAAGAAATAGATTACGATTTAGAAAA